ACGACCCATTCATTCCCTGCCATCTCAGCTCTCCGGTGTCACGACGTACTGGGTCGGGTTGGTCCAGCTGATGGCGTACTGATCCAGCACCCCGAGCCCCTGTCCGGGCGCATCCCCGCCGATCGGCACCGCACGGCAGCCGGGCAGGAGGCTGATGATCCGCTGGGTCAACGCCTGCAGGGCCGATAGGTCGGTTGAGGGTGACCACTCGCTCACGTACAGCCGGAACTGGGGGTTCAGCCCCGTCTCCCCGGTGAGCATCGGTTCGGGGCTGTAGTCGGGGTTATTGAAAATCACCACCTCCAGGCCAGCCACGGCCACCCCCTCGGGTAGCTGCTCATTGCGGCGCACCACGGCGATAGCAGGGACAGGGCTCTGGCCGCGAGGTGTGTACGTGCCCAACGCAGGGGCCGCCACCGCATCGCCCGCCAGCAGGTCGTAGATGCCTTGGGCGGTCGTGGGCAGGCTCATGCCTCAGCTTTCCCGGCGGGCGGGCCGACCTGGGAACCGGGTGGCGTTGCCCTTTCCAAACGGCTTACGATCGTTTAGGATCCGATCATGCGGGACAAGCGGGGTTGCACCCCCGCCCGCCGCTGGTCCACGACTGCACCCTCTCGCACAGCCGCATTGGCTGAATTTAGCACCATGGAATCAAAAACAGTTCTGATCACACCAGAGATCGCAGAAGATTTATTGACTCGCAATCAAATTAACAGGCCATGGTGTAAAAGCAACTTAAATTATTTAAAAGAAGAGTTAAGGTCGGGAAGGTGGCAGCTAACCCACCAAGGTATTGCCATCTCCGCCTGCCATCTCATACTAGACGGTCAGCACAGGCTGAGAGCTATTAAGGAAACTGGCATTTCCGCCGAACTGCTTGTGACGAATGACGTAGATAAAGATGTTTTTAAAGTGCTTGACACGGGCAAAAGACGTAATGGAGCCGATATTTTGTCTATCAATGGAGGGCAGCATACGACAACCCTTGCCGCCGGAATAAGAAGCTATCTAGCCTACAAGTTGCTTCCTTCGTTAAAATGGACTGGCGTCACCGTCGCCAAGATCGCAAATGCACTTATACTTGATGAATACCAAAACACCCCCTCGCATTGGAACAGCGCGGGCTTCATAGCCAACAAGTACAAGACTCCTGGCCTTGTTATGCCAGGTTCTTTCTGTTGCTTTTATTACATGGCCTTTGAATTGGGTTACGACAGTGAATTTTTAGAAAAATTTGCTGAAAACATCAAGGAAGGCGTTGCTTTAGAAAAAAACAACCCCATACTAGCCTTTAGAAATAAATGCTTCTTGTATCCTGGCAAAGGAGATGGATCTCAACAGTGGTTAGCTAACTACATTAAGCTATTTAACTACGTTTGTGAAAAAAAGAGCTTAAAATATTTAGACCGCAAGAAATTGTGCCAATGCCATCCATGATTGAGCCTTAAGAATAATGTCAATCCGCAAAGACGGCCGCTGCATGATTCAGCTCACAATGGCGCCTGACCTGTACGAAGCCGTGCGCGACCACTGCAAACGCCAGGACACGCCAGTAACCGTATGGGCGCGGGAGCTGATCCGCCAGGCCCTTTCCACTGATTCACCACCACCCCCGAACACACCATGAGCGAAGACAGCGAGCACAGCTATGGCTTAAAATTAACCGATCACGGCTTGAAACGTCTTCGGCGAGTAGAGGCATTGCTTGAATTGGAAGAAATTGATGTTTTCCGCCTCGCGTTTGTTCTTGTCCTTGATCATGCAGAGGCTTACATTGAGGGGAAGACGGAGGTAGTTTATTGCTCACCCAGCACAGCAGCAATAGTGGAAAACAACCCAAAGTTCTTCGAAGCCCTTTGCGAAGAAGGCGTTGTCGAATGGCTGACGCCTTTTGTTCTTACCAAATCCAAGCAAGGCGGCTGACACCCCGGAAACCTGCCGCAACACTGCCCGCCCGCCATGGAAGCCCCAGTCATAGAAGCCCGCTCCTGCCCACGCTGCGGCGCCCGATGACTAGGCGAGCAGCTGTACTGGGCCACCGGTAAGAAGGCCTCAGAGCTTGATCTGGCGGGCCTTGTCTGCAACATGGTCAACGACCCCGCCTGCATCAACCCGTGCAAGGGCCGTGAGGGTGGCGATACCTGGGCCAAGCGCATGGAAAGGGTCAGCCAGCCGTTTAGTGCTGAGGCGTAAAGGGCAATAAAAAGCCCCGGCAGTACCGGGGCAGCGTCAATCCAACTATCCGGGATTTCCAGATAGTTGCCGATCAGAGCAGATCGAGGCCGACCTTGCCGTAACCGGCCAGGCCCACCTTGAACTTGATCACGCCACCGGCCGGTTGGTCCGGCTGGTAGTTCTCAAAGAACCCGAAGCCGTACTCAACCTGCTTGCCGTTGTTGGGGCCAATGACCGCATACTTGCACATCAGCTTCTCGGTCACGTTGAACTCCTCGGAGAACCGCATGGCACGCCAGGCGGTATCGCTGTAGTTCATCGCACCTTCCAGGCTCCAGCTCTTTTCACGCCGGGTTGCAATCGGGGTGTCGTAGCTGCCAGCCTCGTCGTCGTAGATGATGACCGATTCCTTGCTGGTGCTGTTGCCGGGCTGAATGTTGCTCAGCCCCAGGAGGCGGAACGGAGCATCGGTGCCATCGAGCAGCAGGGCGGGGGCCACCACACCAGCTGAGACGGCGGCAGAGGTGACGTTGGTGCCGGTGAGGGCATAGGTCAGGGTAAACGGGCTGGAAGTGGTCACCGAGGCCACCACGAACGAGCCGTTCAAGCTGGTGAAGGGAGCGGGGAGATCCTTCACAGCAATGCGCTTGCCCACCGTGATGCCATGGGCAGCGGCAAAGGTAAGGGTGACCACGTTGGAGGCCAGGGCGGCATTGGTGATCGCCTTGGTGCCGACGCCCAGCGCGAAAGTGTCACCGGTCCCGGCAGTGATCACCGTAGCGGTGGAGCTTTGCAGCGTGGAGGGGTCAATGAACTTGCCGGTGCCGAGGCCACCCAGCGCCACCTGGGTCAGGTCCACCGAAGCCGACTTCATCGGGGTGAAATAGAATCGGAAGCCGTAAGCCTGTTCCCACGTTTGGGGCATGATCGTTCCGGCACTGCCGGTGCGTTACCTCGCAGGTTTCCCCACGGCTTAAGCCCTGCCAGCGGCTTAGCCGGGAAAGCTCTGGTATGGCTTCCTACCCTCGCGGCGTTTCCCACTGCCCCCATAACGCACGGCGCCCGTATCAGGCCCGCGTGTGGTGGTCAGGTCGGCGGTGGAGCCTGGGCTACTTCACGACGATTCAGGCAGCAGCGCAGGCGGTGGAGGATTGCTATCGCCAGATCGAACGATGGGCAGCCATGAATCTGCCGCCGCCCATGCTGGCGCTGCAGCATCGGGAGCGGGTGGCACCTGCAGGGTCACCGCCCGCTGCGGATCATCCGCCAGCCTGAAGGTGCGCTCTTTCCCCGCTGCGGTGTCTTCCGCCAGCAGCAGCCCCCGCCAGCCGTCGTGATGCTCCACCGGGGCGAGTAGCAGGGCATCGTCTGCCAGCAGGGCCAGCAGTGACGGCGGTGGCGTCCCCTCCCCGGCGGTGGCCAATACGTCGTAGAAGGCCATGGCGAACCCCGGCACCTGCCTTGCCTCGCATAGGGCCAGCATTGCCGCACCGGCTGCAGCTGGGGGCCCCTCGGCAGCGTCCTGATTTTTCGGCGGCAGGAACCAGCAGAACTCCTCCATCGTGAACGGCTCGCGGCGCTTCTCGGTGTCCCGTTGAGCGCTGGCGTACCAGGCGTGAAAGTTGGCGATCGGCCGCTCTGCCGCGTGCAGCCTCTCCCTTAGCAGGCGGGTTCCTTGGTCGAGCGCTTCCCGGATGGTGACTTCCGGGCACCAGGCGAAGTGCTCGCTGGTGAACGCGTGGTGACGGGGCCAGAGGTCGCACAGCTGCCAGAAGATGGCTCCCCAGTCGGTGGGAGGTTGGGCTTTCCCAGGCTTGCGGCCATCAGCTGCAGCGTTGCCGCAGGATCAGCCGGTGCTGCACCGCCACGCTGCTCCCGCAACATGAAGGCATAGATGGCATTGCGGAGCCCCTCGGTCAGGTTGCGGGTGTCGTCGTCCGACCACTTGGCGCAGTCGGGATCCACCTTGCCCAGCCGGTAGACGATCGCAGCGGTGACCAGCCGGGTGACCTGGGCCTCGTTCTGAGCTGACAGGCGGTTGTCAATCTCGCGGATTAGCCGGTGCTCACGCTGGCGGATGAAGGCTTCCTTGGGCTCCAGCACTACCGGAATCCCGATGTGCATGGCCATCAGGCGAGAGGCCACCAACTTGGCGTCTTCCTCTGATAGCTCGTCCATCTCTTGGATGATGTGGGCCAGCCGGTGGGTCTGCTCGTTCACCGTGCTCTGGTAGTCGATCTCGTCGAGCATCATCCGCTCCCCAACCAGCAGGCTGTTGAAGACGGGGAGCTCCAGGATGCCGGTGGTCTCGTCCCCCACCTGCTCGACCCGGATCTCTGGGGCGGTGACAAAGGGAAGCGGCACGGTGCTGCGGTTGTGTTTTCTCAGCTTGCCGTTGTGGCTTAGGGAAGCGCAATGGCTTATGATGTGGGGGCCGGGTGGCCCTTGCGGCTTGCACTACAGGGGGCGTCCCACCCGGCACCCATTCACCACCACCGACCGACTGATGAGCAAGCGTAACGACGAAACCGGCACTGGCTTGATTCTCAATATAGGATCTATAGGATCTGGCCCTTCAAGAGTATTGCTTGTTTCAATGGCATTATGGAAACCCGGAGGAGGTGGAGAGCTTCTTCAACTTGAAACATTCTTAACGCAAGAAGATTTTAAAGAAGTGCGTAGCAATGATTTTTTAGACGTGACATTCAACGCAATTCGTGCTTTCGTAAAAGCTTCTGATTACGTGCTGTGTCCATTTTTTC